GCAGCGATCTATAGAAAAGCCACAAGCGATCGAAGAATACAAATTCGGTCCCAGTTCCAATGTCTCTCTCCAAGCTGATCGGAGATGTTTACATTAGTACTGTATGGGAGGAGGACAACGTCTTCAAGTTAAATGACGAGGTTCTTCTCCTGTATCGTTCGTTCGTGAGGCCTTTGCTACAGGCTCTGCACAATTGTTCTAGTTGTGTGGTAGTGCCTGTTAAGGGCGAGCTCGATTGGTTCAAATTTCCCGTTGCGGGATATGAAATCAATTTGCCTAAGCTCGCACTCAACAGACTTTCGGATTATGTCTGGAAGTATGGTCAAGTCCATGACCAAGTCGGAACTAACGGTACCCTGGATCACGATATCAGCACAGCCCTTCATATATGTGATGTTCTTGTCACTTACATGAAGCTCCATTTCAAAAAAAGTATAGACTTCAAGAAAGAACATTTTAAGAACAGTCTATCTGCCACATTCGCCTACTGGTTAGGTCTTGTCCTTGCGGATAAATGGGTCGGGGTGATGAAATATCACCTCAACTATTTGTTTTGTGAGGCGGAGGCTAAGCTAGATTCTCATGTGGAGTTTCCTGAAACACCCGATTCTCTTTTTGGCTCGAAGAAAGGGACCATCCTTTTGGGATCTTTAAACAAGATTCTGAGACGTGGTCTTGCTCAAAAGCTGGACAGATTTTCAAGCAAGTTCCTTCGTTGGGATTTGTTGCAGGGTGTCAAGAGGGGGATGCCTTCGGTGTCAACCGCGACGGTCACAGCCGCCGCGGAGAAACACAAAGGGCTTCTCTCTCTTGATCGGGAGACTCCTACTGAGATGTTGGAGGAAGTGGACAGAAAGGCAGAATCGGTTTTGAAGCCTATCAGACGTCGCAGCTTTCGGTACGGAGATACTTTGACGGACAAAGCTTGCGCTGAAAACACCAGGTCGAAGGGCGGGGGTCTTGGTCAGATTTTAAAAGAGTCTGGTCTGGACTTTTGTTCGGCGGCAATTGGTCAGGATAACTTGTTGAAGATGAGTTACCACCCCTTACTGGGGACTTGGGAGGAGAGATTCCGTATTGATGTGAGTAATTGCATCAAGATGGCCTCGCCTCTCTCGGAGCCCCGGGAAAGACACACTTTTGTCAAATTTATACTCGAGCCTCTCAAGGTTCGAACGATTACGAAGGCACCTGTCACTGTGAATGCGGTCTGGAAACATGTCCAAGAGAAGCTTTGGAAACAAATGCAACTCCATGAACAGTTCCGTCTCACAGGGGAACAGGTGACTCCGAAAATCATTGATGACTTGGAGTGTAGGACGCGTGCCTTCTTTGGTGAGCGTTTGGGGGATGGTGATAAGTTTTTTGTAGGTTGTCCTGACTATGATCGGTGGGTTTGGACGAGCGGTGACTACTCAGCTGCGACGGACAATTTAAATTCTGATGTGACTCTCGCTATGGTCAATGTTCTTTGTAAGCGAGACCCAGAACTCTTCTTTGTAATGAAACGGGCGCTCTCCGGAGCTCGTATAAGTTATGAAAATGCCTTCCCGGGTATTCGGGAGCCGGATGATTTTGATCAAACCAACGGACAGTTGATGGGATGTGTTTTTTCCTTCCCACTTCTCTGTTGGGCAAATTTGTTCTGCTTTTGGATAGCACTGGAGAGGTATTACAAGAGGAGTTTTAGGATCGAGGAGTTGCCGGTTCTTGTGAACGGAGATGACATTCTATTTAAACAGCCCCCAGCCTTCAACAAGGTTTGGGAGGAGGTCATAACAAGTGTAGGTTTCTTAAAGTCTGTGGGGAAGAATTTCGTGAGTGCACAATTTTGTACAGTGAACTCGTGTTATTATTCCTTTAAACAGGGAAGCCCGACGTGTTATCAAGTCCCACATGTGGGATATGGATTCATCTTCGGTCAAAAGAAAGGGCAAAGCCTCGACGATAAAGAGGCACAGAATTTAACGGACAAATTGTCACGGATCAATTTTAGAGGACTATTTTGTGACTACAGCTGGAATTCGGCGTCCGAGCGGGCATTAAGTTACTTGCTTGAGACAAAGAATAGACTGGTTGGGCAAAGTGGTAGATCGAGGAAAGGGTTAGGGATTCCGGGTAAGCAAACTTTTGCTGCGGTTTGTATGGACCGCGTACTGGCGAGTTATTCTCCGTCAGCTAACGCGGCGTCATGGGACGCATCAAACGTTTGTAACACCAAGTATACACAGGTGTTAACTCGGGATCCTGAGCCGCCTGAATGGGATCTGGTCACTCGCGAGAGAGGTCGGGTCTGCAAGAAGTTCAGGAAGTGGGACAGGATGGGATTCGTGGCAAGGTTGGAAGTGAAGTGGAGTTTCAGAGGTAAGTTGTTGGCTGGTCTAAAGTCGACTATGTTGGAGAAGGGCGGTGTGGGTTTAGGATCTTGGGGCCGGTTAGTGGGCCTGTTGAGAACTCCGAACTCAGAGTAAGCCAGATTCGTCTATTTAGTAACTTGTCTCTCACCTCATAACGTGCATCGCAAGCCGCAATTAAGTGGCGAAACGGTGTTTCGAGGGTGAGAAGGGCAGAGGACGCTATTAGATTGTCGATCTGGGCTCTGAGGAACGAAGGTTTGGGGTAAACCGGACAGTAAAAACCCTGCGGTCGGGCGCGTTAGGTGTTGGGACAGTGAAGTTTAGTCTTTGCTGGGGTTTCGAATAGAACTGGTCTTAATTGATTGTTTCGAAAGGACCCAATTGTCCCCTTGAGGAAGTCTTGTCTTCTCATTTCTTCTCCTATAGGAAGATTTGATGAAGAGAGGCTTTTCTCGAAGGGAACCCAGTACCTGATGTGGGCGGTCGTGGTGAACTCAGGC